TTCCATAGGCCTCATCTACGGCGGCCAGGCGAAGACATTCACCGAGGTGTGCGCCGACTGCATGTGGCGTCTCAAATTCCAGCCGGTCAAAACCATCCCGCTGGACATTTACCGGCTTTTTGAGAAGTGGTTGGACGAGCAGAAGGAGACGGAGCGGTGAGTAGGAAATTTAAGGTAGTGCCGGTTATGTACGCGGTAAGCGGAAGCGCGTACACGCTGAAGCTGCAGAATGCGGAAGCGCTCGCCGGTCTGCTTTCCGACGGATGGAGCGTGATGCGCACCGACGTGTTGCCGGGACTCGGCGGCAAAGGCGAGTACGAGGTGGAGCCGAACATATGCTATGAGCCATCATTCCCGCCGACAATCGTCTACATCCTTGAGAAGGAGGCGGAATGATGAACAGCATCAGTCGTAACAAACGGCGCTCGCCGCATGCGTGCCGGAGCGCGGTCGGGATATTCATTTGCGCGAGCAATGGCATCGGTCCGGCGCAATACGAGGTCAGCCTGCGCAGGATAGAGCATTGCGTCATCTGCGGCAGGTGGTGGAAGATCTACGCCGTCTCGCCGTACCTGACCATCTGGGCCGAAGTGCCAGCCTGGATGATCTGGCTGTTCTGGCACAGCATCTGGAAGACCGGTCATAAATCATCCCACGGAAAGGAACCGGAACAATGAGCGAGGAAACACTCGAACCGCCACTGCCGCCAATCGACGCGCGCACCGAAGCCGTCGCCGAACGCCTGTTCGGACTCAAATGGGCCCTCCGCAAGGACTCCACCGAAATCATCCACGAGGAATGGCAGACCGCACCCGAATGGATCCGCGACGGATACCTGCGCCAAGCCATCGAAGTGCTCGCCACCGCCGACCAAGCGCAACCCGCGAGCGCCGACGGATCCGATTATAAGGAACGGATGCGCGTCGAATACCGTGAGTTGACCGCTCGTGCCGGCAGGCTCAGGGACATGCTGCAACGGTATGCGGATGGCACGCTCGACTTCGAGCCTACCTGCCCGATCACTCTGTTGAGCAGGCAGCTCGACGTCATGGACGCATACGCCAATCTGCTCCGCCATAGAGCCAAGATCGAACACGTCAACCTTGAAAAACAGGACTCCGCCACCGAATAAACAAAGAACCCGACCTTCCGGCCGGGCTCTGGCATTACCACAAACCAGACTACCACGCCGGAGGGAATCGAACAAATGTACGAACCAACCAACGAATCCCAACCAACCACCACCAACACCACAACAAACACCAGCCAAACAACACCAGCGCTCGCCGGCGTGTGCCTCGTCTGCGGCGGAGAATGCGCTGTCGGCGACACCATGTGCACGAGATGCGATGGGCTGATGCGCGGCTGGCTGCGGGAATATCCATCATGGTTGGATTCGCTACATGAGTTCCTGGACTCGACCGCGCACTACGGAGGCTACCGGCCTGGACGCGTCAACCTTCCAGCCGCGCCGACGCCAATCCGATTGCCGGTGCTCGACCACATGCAGGCCATCGAGGATGCCGCAATCGCACTCTGGCGCCGGTTGTACGCTCCGCCCGCCATGCCTTGGGCGACCTATGGCATGCATCCGCCGCTGGTGGACATGCTGCGTACCTGCGCCGGCAGTCCTCGACTGCGCCGCATGCCTGACATCGCCGACTTCTACCATGAGTGGGAGTCGATGGTTCGAAAGACGCTGGACATCATCGACGTGCCGCCTGCGAAACATGGCATCGGAAGATGCCCGAACCCGCTGTGCGGAGTCGAATTGACAGCGGCGGTCGGCGCGGTAAGCGTTGCATGTCCCGTGTGCGGCAACACTTATCGTGTGGTCGACGTGCGATTGGGGTTCCTGCGGGAGTGCATCGAATCGGGCAGGGCGTTCACGGCGGGGGAGTGCGCGGAGCTGCTGCGCGAATGCGGGTTCCAGTGCAGCGTGAACACGATCTACTCGTGGCGCAAGCGCGGCAGGATCCAACCGGCCGGCAGAAACGAGAAGGGACAGCCGCTGTACCGCCTGTCCGACGTACACGCGCGCCTCGCCCGGCATGACGTGATTTGACATTTTTCAAAGTGCAAGGCAGAATTGTCAATGGATTAAAGGGTTCAAACCGGAAAACGGTTTGAACCCTTTTCATATCCACCGATGGATTCTCCTAACTCCTTGGGTTATATCCCGTCCTGTCCGAACGGCATATCGGACACGCTCCGCCCACTCCCGTCAGAGTGGGCATACCTCAATGTGGCAGGCAAGCCAATCCCGTGCTTCCGTGATGCGGTGATGCTCAAATCCGCCTGCCGGTATGCCTTCGTAGGAATCAGTGGTAGATCGTACCGGCCGCGAGTCTTTATTGGATTCTCTTCCTTGTGGCCGCGTGTGGACGCGGGTTCGAATCCCGCCGAAGGCACCCATGAAACAAATCCGGGGTAGGGGTATTGACAATCCGGGAGGGGTATTCGCAGATGATGGGGAGCCCCTACAAGACACGGGAGTGTCCATATACGGGAGCCCCTATACCGGCATTCCAGCAAGCCAACGGCGAAGATAGTCGTCGGCAAATCCACGGCACCCCGGGGCTCATGCATGTGGGGAGGCCACATGAGCAAGCGGCGCAACGAGCGTGTCAGCAACGGCTGGCGGCGCAGACAGCTCAGGGCAAGAGTGCTGGCCGCATACGACGTGTGCGCCATCTGCGCCCAGCCGGTCGACAAGACATTGAAGACACCACATCCGATGAGCGCCGAAGTCGACGAGCTCATACCAGTCTCACGCGGCGGTGATCCATACAGCTTCGCGAACTGCAGGCTCACGCACCGCAGATGCAACAGGATGAAGAGCGACAAGACAGACGAACACGCACGAGCGCTGCTGGCTGGCAGACAGGAAGTGAAAGCAAGCTCGATGCCGTTCAAAACGTTCGGCATCTGACTCCGATACCAGGGCGGGGACCCCGGGTATACCCCCTCCCGGTCGCCTCGGGTGCAGTGCCGATTTCTCCCCGCGGATTCAAACGTCGGAAACAGGGGAAACAACGAAAGGTCGGAAAGCGAGGATTACGCCGATGAAGTGCGAACTCTGCGGCAAGGAATTCCAGCCATCCGGCCATGGGCGGCCGCAACGCTACTGCTCCAAATCCTGCCGCCAGAAAGCCGCTTATCGTCGGGAAAAGAACCGGGCTACGCAAACGGAAGCGGATAGGCCCGTATCCAAGCCGACGAAAACGAAACGGAAGCCTGAACCGGAACTCGACAAACAGAACTTCGAACGGATGATGGACGGCTCCCACGAGGACACGCTCCGCGAAATCGTCGGCAGACTGCGCGAGGCTCTGCATGACCCGTCCACGCCGGCCAACGCGTTGCCGTCGATCAGCAGCAAGCTCGCCGAATTCGACGAACGGATGCGCATGGCCGAGGATTCCGGCAGCCTGTTCGATGTGAACGATGACGTGACGGAGGTGGCGGAGGATGTCGGAGCGTCGATTGTCTGAGATCGCCCAACGGCTCGTGAAGCCGGAAGACGTCACGTCAAGCGATTTCAAACTGATCAACAATGCGGCGGTCAAGGCCGGAATCCACTACGACCTCTGGCAGAAAGGTTTCCTATACCTCCTGTTCGCCAAACGCGCCGACGGCAAGTACGCATGCGGATCCGGAGGAGCGGTCCTGTCCAGCTGCAGGCAGATCGGCAAGACGTTCACGGTCGGCACGGCGATATTCATCCTGTGCGCCGGACGTGCCGGAACACTGGTCATCTGGACCGCGCACCACACGCGCACCTCCGACGAGACGTTCGCCGACATGTGCGACCTGACGCATAATCCGAAACTGTCCAGGTACGTGCGGAACGTGCGTCGAGCGAACGGCCAGCAGGAGATCCGTTTCACCAATGGGAGCCGCATCATGTTCGGCGCGCGTGAGAACGGTTTCGGCCGTGGCCTGCATTCGGCGGACATCGAGGTGTTCGACGAGGCTCAGATACTCACCATCAAGGCGTTGGACAATCTGATTCCGATCGTGAACACGAGCCCGAACCCGTTGATCGTGTTCATGGGCAACCCGCCGAAGCCGGGAGACCAGTGCGAGGCGTTCGAGGAGAAACGTTCGACCGCGTTGGCGGGCAATTCGGACGACATGCTCTACGTGGAGCTCGGGGCAGACCGCGACTGCGATCTGGACGACCGGACCGCGTGGGCGAAAGCGAACCCGTCTTATCCTCGCCGCACCAGCGAACAGGCGATATTGCGCATGCGCAATCTCCTCGCCGAGGATTCGTTCCGCCGTGAGGCACTCGGCATCTGGGACGAGACCGCCACCGCGTACGCCATCAGCCCCGGCCTGTGGAAGGCCGCCGAAACCGACGACGTGCCCGACGGCGGCACGGTGAGCTTCGGCATCGACATGCCGCCCGACAGGAGCGTGCTGACCATCGGCGCCGCATTGCGGTACGAGGACGGGTCGGCCGTCATCCAGATGGCGAACATCAAGGACGCGCGGCAGGCTGGCACCATGTGGGCCGTGGACTGGCTCGCCGAACGTTGGCCGAAGACCGCCAGCGTGGTCATCGACGCGCAGTCCCCGGCAATGAGCCTGCTGCCCGAACTGAAGGCCGCGCACGTGAAGGTCACCGTGACGAACATGCAGGAGATGGGCCGCGCATGCGGCCGATTCCTCGACATGCTCAAAGCCGGAACGCTCAAGCACCCGCCGGACGAATACCAGCCGCAGCTGGCCGCAGCCGTCAAGGGCGCGACCACGCGTCCATTGGGGCAGTCCGGCGCGATCGCATGGAACAAGCTCGGCTCGGATATCGACATAACGCCGCTCGTATCAACCACGATCGCCCTGTACGGGGCGTGCACGACAAAACGACATCCCGGAAGACGACAGACCATCGGAGGAATCTAAATGGGCGACATCCAGATGACAAACGTTCCGGATAGCTGGCGGCCGTCCGGAGGATCGGTGGCGCTGACGAAACTGGTTGTGCCCACCAGCATCGACGGGCTTACAAACCAAGAGAACGAACTGCTCGCAGAGCTCGCCGAAGTGTGGACACGTCATGCGAGCCGCAATCGGAAACTCACCGCATACTACGAATCGAAAGAGCCGCTGGTCGACTTCGGTCTCACGGTTCCACAGTCCATCAAGGACCACTACACGCCATTGGGATGGGCACGCAAGGCGGTGGACATGCTCGCCGAGCTTTGCGTATTCGAGGGATTCGTCTCGCCTGGTGTCGATGATCCGTTCCAACTACAGGACTTCATGAGCAGAATCGGCTTCACCAGCGTCCTTCAGCAGGCCATACAGACGGCACTCATTCACGGCTGCTCGTTCCTCAGCGTCATCCAAGACGCGGAGAACAGGCCTCTCATCCGCACCCACACCGCGGAAAGCTCGGCAGCGATCTGGGACTACCCGAACCGACGCGTCAAGGCATGCATGGCCATAACCGACGTGAACAACGACAACGAGGCCATCGGACTCGTGCTCTACATGCCGACGCGCAACATCAGCGTGTCCCGCAGTCTCGGCACATGGTACGTGCAAGGATCACAACCCACCGTGAACGGCGAATGCAGCGTGTTCCGCCTCGCCTACAAAGCCACCGAAGTCAAACCATTCGGACGCTCCCGCATCAGCCATGACGCGATGAACATCATCGACGGCGCGAACCGCACCATCGTGCGCGCCGAGGCGAACGCCGAATTCTACGCATTCCCGAAAATCCTGCTCATGGGCACCAGCGACGAGCTCGCGTCCTTGAGCGCGGACGCCGCGCTCAAACTCTACATGGGCCGCTACAACATGATCAGCAAGGACGCGGACGGTGATTCGCCGACAGTGACCCAACTGGCCGCATCCAGCATGGATCCGCACCTGACGATGCTGAAAAGCTGGGCCGCCATGTTCGCCAGCGCGATGAACATTCCCGCCAGCTCGCTCGGCATCGTATCGGACGCGAATCCGACGTCAGCGGACGCGACCGAGGCGCAACGCGAGGACCTGATTATCGAGGCTCGCCACTGCGACCGTGATTTCGGCGAATCGATCCTGCAGGCGACACGCCTCGTGGCGCGCATACAGGATCCATCGGTGTCAGACGATGATCTGATGAAACTGCAGGTCGACTGGAAGAACCCCAACACTCCGTCAAGCTCCATGAGCGCCGACGCGTTCAGCAAACTCGCCGGCAGCATCGACTCGTTCGCCAACAGCGAGGTCGGCATGGCCCGCGCCGGATTGAGCAGAAGCGAGATCGTCCGCTTGAAGGCCGACCAGCGCAAGGCTCAAGCCGGACAGGTCCTCGACCAGATTCGCGGCATGCGCCAACAGACTGAGCAGACGCAGGACGACGGGGAACGCCAGACCGACGCTTCCACGCAATCAACTGTTGCGGGGGGGGGATGAAGGACAGCTTCGACGCACTGGGAGTAGCGATCAGAGCCGGGGTGACACCGGAATCCGCGGCATCGATGCTTGGACTGAAAGGCATTGAATTCACCGGCATGACGCCGGTCAGCCTCAAACTACCGGAAGGCGGCGGAAATGAGCCTGAACAGTCTGAACCTGCCTCCGGAACAACACAGAAGGCTTGAACTCGACCTCAACGACCTGTACGAGGATTACACGGACACCATGAGCCGCTTGCAGAAGGAGGCAGGCAACAGCGTTTCAGGACTTGTCTGGGACGGTGAAAGCCAGGAACTCATCAAAGCGGAGATCAACCGGTACGCCGACGCGGCCAACAAACTCGCATCCGACTACTACAGCCATGTGCGCGACCTATGGGCGCAATACTGCGGAATCGACATGCCGGAATACGATCCGCCGACCATCACCGCCGACCGTGCGGTCTGGCAGATGGAAGGCGGTTTCAACAACACCGACTTCATGGGATTGCATTACAAGGACGTCATTCCAGATGAGAACGGCGTCGTGCACAACAACGCCGGAAGAACCATCGACGACCTGTGGCCAACGTTCGCCGACGAGGAGCAGGCGCTGGAATACGTGCAGAATCTGGTTCAGACGGTCGGCCGGATGACCATGCAGAGGGCCGTGGCCAACGACCCAACCAAGCCTCGCTGGGCTCGCGTCCCACGAGGGGCTAAGACATGCGCGTTCTGCCTTATGCTCGCCTCGCGTGGATTCTCCTACCTGAGCGAGGACACCGCCGGACGGCAGATGCAATACCATGCTGACTGCGATTGCGATATCGTGCCAAGCTGGGGCAGCAGCAAACTCAAAGGATACGATCCGGACAAGTATCGTGAAATGTACCAGGCAGCCAAGGCCGCGGCCGGCGATGACGGCGACTGGCGTGACACGCTAGCCCAATTGAGACGCATCTATCACGATGAGGTCAATGATGGCGTGACTGCCCAACCGACGATTCGATGGAGCGGCAAATCGATTCCGATCAATGCTTCCGAACTATCGAGATTGTCGGATTACAGCGTCAGGATGCCTGGAGATAGATTCTCCGACGACGAGAAGATCGCGGCTTTGATGGATTGGACCGGAGACAGCTATAAAAGTATCAACGGCTACCTGTTCGGCGGACGAAACCCGTCGAAAGACGTCATCCATCAGGTCGAATGCATCGACGAAGCGATATCCGACCATATCACCCGAGAACGTTTCACGGTCGACAGGCAGATGCGGTTGTCGACGTTCCACGTCAACGACATGGAGTCGCTTTTCGATTTGAATACCGGTCGCACCTTCGAACACATCGGCTACATGGCCACCAGCATCAAGGAGGGAGGCATTGACGTTGATGGGGAAGACCGCATCGCCACAAGAATCCTGGTACCGCCGGGAAGCGCCGGCGTGTATGTGGAGCCGATCACTCAGCATCCGGGAGAATACGAAATTCTCCTGCCGAGAGGAAGGACTCTTCGTTTCGAAGGGCTTGGAGCATCCGACGGCAGGCCGATCGTTTATCTGAGACTGCTATGATTGAGCCTATGGATCGTTCCGACCGCTTCACGTTTATGCCCGGTGATTTGAAGGAAGTCACCGATGAGCGCCATCTTGCGGAAATCAAACGCACGTATGGCGACATCTCCATGCCGCAGGACGAATATGAATGGGTCAGGAACGAAGGAAAGAAGCGCTGGTCCGTCGGCGACTATGTGTCGACCGACGAACTCAGGTCCGAATACGCGCGAAGAAAAGCGCTAGGAAATCTCTGAATCCCAGAAAGCCATCACGTCGAAAACGTGGTGGCTTTTCTTTTACCTTTCACACCCCAGCGATGGGGCGGGGCGCAGCCATGCGCAAAACCAACAAGAATGGCCGCCCACTCGCCGGCGTCAGGCGTGGAAAACCAAACAAAAGGAGCTACCAATCATGGCAGAAGACAATCAGACCGACGCTGACGGCCAGCAGGAGCCGGGACAGCACGCTCCGACCACGAAGGACGTGAACGACGCGAAGCCGAAGACCTTCACGCAGGAGGAAGTCGACCGCATCATCAACGAACGCCTCGGCAGGGAACGCGGCAGGAAAAGCGACTATGAGGAACTCAAGGAGAAGGCCGGCCACACCGCCGACCTCGAATCGAAGCTCTCCAAAGCGCTCGAAGAGAACGAGAAGCTCAAAAACGAAGCCAAACAGGCCGAACATGAGAAAGAGCTCTCCGCAATCCGTGTCGAGGTCGCGGCCAAACACGGCATCAACGATCCAAGCGTCCTCGTCGGCGACGATGAGAAGCAGATCGGCGACTACGCCGAAAGACTCATGAAGGTGTTCGCCGGCATGAGATCCCGCGGAATCGTCGCGGAGCAGAGCGCCCGCACCGGACAGGCCAAGCCGAAACATTCCGGCCGCGAGGATTTCGCCAACGCCATGAAAAACACGCTCCTGTAACCCAACCATCAGCCACTTAATGAAAGGATGAGTCATGGCAGATCCGTCAATGACCCGAAAAAGCAACGGTCTAGACCTCACTCCAGAAACCCAGGCGGAGATCTGGCAGACCGCGAAATACCAGAGCGCGTTCATGCAGCTCGTACCCGAAATGAAGCTTCCAGGCAACGGCGCACGCCTGCCGATCATCACCGGCGACCCCGAGGCCGCGTGGGTCGATGAAGGAGCGGAGAAACCCAAGAGCGGCGTCGGCTTTGGCAAGAAGGACATGCTGCCGTACACCATCGCGGTCATCATGCCGTTCTCCAACCAGTTCAAGCGCGACTTCGGCGCCCTCTACGACCAAGTGGTCGCCAAGGGGCCGGGCGCTATCGCGCGCACCTTCGACAAGACCATCATGGGATTGGTTGACGCTCCGGGCTCGGACTTCGACACATTGAAGACCGCAAAGAAGATCAGCCTCGGTCAAGACGTGTGGAAGAACCTGAACGCGGCCGACGACTCCGTATCCGCGGCGGACGGCACCCTCGACGGATGGGCGATGTCCACCCAGGGCCGAAGCCTCCTGCGACAGGCCACCGACACCAACGGACGACCACTGTTCCTCGACGGCACCGGCTCGTCCGACGTGTCCACCATCCTCGGCAATCCTGTGCAGATCTCCAAGGGCGTGCACGTCCCCGCGGTCACCGGAGAAACCCCCGCCAAGGAGATCATCGGCGTCGGCGGCGAATTCGCATCCGCCGCATGGGGCAGCGTCGAGGGCCTGCAGACCAGCATCTCCGACCAGGCCACCGTCACCATCGACGGCAAGCAGATCAACCTGTGGGAACACAACATGTTCGCAGTGCGAATCGAAATCGAGGTCGGCTTCCGCATCCGCGACATCAACCGCTTCGTCCTGCTCACCGCCTGACGGAGACCGACATGACCGTCGAACCCGACGTGTTCGCCACCTCCGACGACCTCGAACGGAGATGGCACAAGCTCACCGACGAGGAACGCGAGAAGGCCGACACGCATCTCATGGACGTGACCGACTACATCAAGGAACGTTCCCCGAACTGGCAACGTCTCCAAAAAGAACGGCCACGCCTCCTGGCGAAGATCACCTGCGACATCGTCCGCAGGATCATGCAGGCCGACCCGTACGACATTCCCGGCGGCATCACGCAGATGAACCAGACCACCGGCAGCTTCAGCGAACAATACAGTTTCGGAGCGCCCACCGGCGATCTCTGGCTGCGCGACGACGAGAAACGCATCCTTGGCATCAACGCTCAGCGCGCGTTCAGCGTCGACATGGCAACGGGGGAGACGTCCTAGTGGAAACCATCGAAGTGTGGCGCGGCCAGTCCACCACCGACACGGACGGCAACCCCATCCAGGGCAAACCCGCCCGCGTCGGCACGTTCCAGGCGATGGTCGCGCCAACCTCCACCACCGACCAGACCGAGGAGAACGCCAGCCCGCAGACCATCGAATACACGATCCACATCCGCGGTAGCCAGCCGACAGGCATCCAAGCCACCGACCTGATCAAAGTCAGAGGCATCCTCCTGCCCGTCAAAGGAAAACCGCAAGTGTGGAACAACCTCCACGGACGCCACATCGGCGACGTCATCACCGTGGGCGAACGGGAAGGATAAGCATGGCCAAACGATGCAGATTCGTATTCAACCGCAAGGCGTTCAGCCAACAGGTCCTCAAAAACGAGACATTGCGCTCGCGCATGAGGGACGCGGCCGAAGCCGCCGTAGAGGATGACCGTTGCATGGTCCGCGACCATGACGGCAAGAACCGCAGCGGCGTGGCGATCATCTGCCCGGCACCGGTGGAGAAGGCGCACGGCACGCTAGAGGACACGCTCGGAAGGATGCGCGTATGAGCATCCCGGTCACTCCCCGGCGCACGGAACCCCTGCTCCTGCCCAAACTGAGGACACTGTTCCCGGACGTGACGTTCGACACCATCGAACGAAGCGACCTCGAACCTCCCTTCACCGAAGCCACTCTGGCCGACTCCATGCAAGGCATGAGCACCCCAATCTCGCAGTACGTGCGGCTGCGGCTGAGCGTGCGATGCATGAGAGAGGACCATACGGGCGACTGGGACAAGGCCGCACGCCTGTGGGCCGACATCGCGAGGGAGATCATCGGGCTTGGAACCGTCGCGCCGCTCATCGACGCGTCACTCGAATCCGGGCCGGTACGCATGACTGACGAGGACAAGAGGCTGGTGTGCGCGTACGGAGTGCTCCTGCTCGAGGTCACCGTCAACTGAAACACAACCAAAGACAACGTGCCGCCACACGCGAAGAACGGAAAGGTGCAGACGAATGTCTGACAACAACGAAAAAACCACCGTCGCCGCGCAGGGCGCGACCGACTACGGGTACGTGTCCAACGGCAACACCGCAGGCAACGTGCGCCTGATCAAGAACTACGCGCTGTTCCTGTTCCCCAAGGGCGACAGCACGTTCGTGGCTCCGACCGGAGTGGCCTGGACTCCGCCGGCAAGCAAGAAGCCGATCGGCTACAGCACCGAGGACGGCGCCGTACTGCATCCGGAACCGGGCGACAGCACCGACTACAAGGCCCACAACGGCGACATCGTCCTGTCCGACACGGACCCGGGCTACTGGACCCTGCAGCTCGCCGCCATGGAGGGCCGCAAGGACGTGGTGTCGGCCTACTTCGACGTGGACGTCGATTCGGACGGCGGCATCAGCATCAAGGGCGCCGGATTGAAGAAGGAGTGGATCCTCGTGCTGGTCGCGCTCGACCAGCAGGACCGTCCGTTCCTCCTGTACGGCACCAACGCGAAGGTGAGCGACCGTGACGACGTGAGCCTGAAATCCAGCGAGATCATGAACTTCAGCATGACGTTCAAGATGCTCAAGGGCACCAACGGCGAACAGTTCCACGCATGGGGCCTCGTCACCGAAGACGCCAAGTAGCCCATTGATTCTTCCCGTGCGGCCGATGGCGGTCGACCGCACGGGACCATTACCCATAACCGCCGATAACCATGAAACGGAGACGAAATGAGCGACAACACCTACCATGTCGTGGACGTGGACCTGACCGAAGCGGAAGAGCTCAAACCCGACGTGCACCTCGAGGTCGCCGGCGTCAAACTCGACCTGCCGAACCTCAACAACGCGGAACTGCCCATCGAACTCGTCCAGGCCATCCTCCTGGTCAAAAGCAAGCCCGCATTGTCCGACGAGGAAACCACGGCCTGCGTGAGCACGTTCCTCGCCTACTTCCAGACGATGCAGCCGAACTTCTGGAACGTGCTGCGCAAGACCAAACGTCCGATGGCCTACCTCACCGCGACCATCAAGGCGTGGGCCGAGGAATCCGGACTGGACCCAAAAGCGTTTACCTCGCCCACCTCTGGAACAACAATCGCGCGGCGTTAGCCTACGACTGGATCCGAGCGTACGGGCAGATCTACAGGCCCGTACGCTTCCAGGAATGGGTTGAAGGCCAACGTCCACGAGTCGATTGGGGACTCGCCTGGGCGTTGACCCGCGAAATCCTCAAAGACCATACGAGCCACTCGTGGATGGCGTTGCAGAACGCCGTCTACGCGCCCGACGGAGCCGAACAGGCGGTCTGGACGCTGTCCGGACAACGCAAACGCCCATGGTTCGACCACGAGCACGACCCGCTCCGCCCGCCAACCCCGACGCACAACCTCACCCGCCGTCAACGCGAGGACAGGGAACGGCTCAAAGCCTACTTCCACATCAACGACGACCTCTGACTCCGACCGCCATCGGAATCCCAACCTACGAATAAGGAAACACGATGGCAGCACAGGACATAGGCGTCGCATACGTCCACGTCGAACCATCCGGCAAAGGATTCGGCAAAAGCATCGAAGGCGACATCGGCGACGCCGTCAACAAAGCCTCCAAGAAAAGCTCCGGCACCCTCATCTCGAAGATCGGCGGAGCATTCGGCAAAATCGGCAAGGTCGGCACAGGCGCGATCGCCACCCTCGCCGGCGGCATCACCGCATTGGCCGCCAAAGGCGGCTTCACCCGCGCCCTCAACATCGAGAACGCGCAAGCCAAACTCAAAGGCCTCGGCCACGACAGCGCGAGCGTCACCGAAATCATGAACGACGCGCTCGCCTCCGTCAAAGGCACCGCGTTCGGATTGGGTGACGCCGCGACCGTCGCGGCCAGCCTGTCAGCATCCGGCATCAAGGAAGGCGACCAGCTCACCAAGGTCCTCAAGACCGTGGCCGACACCGCGCAGATCAGCGGCAGAAGCCTCACCGACATCGGCATGATCTTCGGTTCCGTCGCCGCCCGAGGCAAACTCCAGGGCGACGACATGCTCCAGCTCATGTCGAGCGGCATCCCAGTCCTCCAAATGCTCGGCAAGCATCTGAACAAGACCAGCGCCGAAGTGTCCGACATGGTCTCGGACGGCAAAATCGACTTCCAAACCTTCGCCGACGCCATGCAGGAAGGCCTAGGCGGCGCCGCACTATCCGCAGGCACCACATTCACCGGCGCCCTGGCCAACGTGAAAGCCGCGTTGAGCCGACTCGGAGAAACAGCCGCCACACCAGTCCTCGACGGCTTACGCGGCCTGTTCAACCAAGCCATCCCACTCATCGACACATTCACCGCAGCCGTCACACCAACCCTGCAAAAAGTCGGAGCGGCACTCCAACAAGGTCTCGAGAACGCGATACCCGCCACACAGGCGAAACTCAAAAACCTTGGCGACACGATCTCCAACATCCCCGGCTTCCAGATGCTCGCCTCGGCGACGGCCAGCCTCAAAAGCCAACTCACTGGCCTCTGGAACGCAATCACATCACTCATAGGCGGACTCAACAATGGCGGCGAAGCCGCCACAATGTTCTCCACAACCGCCGGCGCGCTCGCGGGAGTGGTCGCTTCGGTCGCGCAGGCGTTGTCGAACGCGGCGGGATGGGCGAAGACGTTCGTCAACACGTTCATCGAGACGGGCGCGTTGCAGCCGTTCCTTGAAAGCCTGACCGGCGTCATCTCCGGATTGGGCTCGCTGGTTTCCGGATTGGCGGCCGCGGTCTCGCAGGCCTTCGGCTTCAACGACAGCGCGCGCACCGCCAGTTCCGCGGCGCAGAGCTTCGCCGGACTGTTGAACACTTTGACCGGCGTGCTCATGACGGTGGGAGGCTGGCTGCAGTCGGTCGGACAGTGGGCGCAGCAGAACGGCGCACTGGTATCCGGCGCGTTGAAAGCCATCACCATTGCATTGCTCGCGGTCAAAGGCTGGGATATCGTCTCGGCCGGGCTGAAGACAGTTTCCGGTGGACTGAAGGCCATTTCCGCGACTGCCTCCGGTGTGGAGAAGACCGCTACGGCCGCGTTCGATTTGATTGGCAAGATCTCCGACGCGGGAAGTGTGGCGGGCGGTCTGAAGCAACTCGCTGGCTCGTTCAACATCGTCAAGACCGCTCAATCGGCGTGGAGTGCGGTGACCAAGGCCGCTACTGCCGTGCAATTGGCGTTCAGCGCTGCTTTGGACGCGAATCCTATCGGAATGCTCGTCGTAGCCATCGGTGCGGTCGTGGCCGCATTGGCATGGTTCTTCACCCAGACCAATACCGGACGTCAAATGTGGGCGTCGTTCACGTCGTTCCTCTCGTCCGCGTGGCAGGCGACCGTCGGCAAGGTCACCTCTATCGGCCAGACCATCGTCACGTTCTTCACCTCGACGCTCCCGTCGGCCATCCAAGGTGTCGGACAATGGTTCCAACAACTGCCCGGCAACATCGCCAGCTGGCTCGCCGGAGCAGCGTCAGCCGTCGCATCATGGGCCGTGAGCCTTGGCCAGTCCGCATTGCAGGCCGGACAACAGTTCCTCACAAACCTCGCCAACGCGATCATGAACCTGCCAGAGACGATCGCCTACTGGCTCGGCTACACCGTCACGTCAATCGCGCTGTACGCGGTCGCGTTCGGCGCGCAGGCCCTCCAGATGGGCATGCAATTCGTGCAGAACGTCGGCACGTTCCTCGCCCAACTCCCAGGGAACGTGGCCGCATGGCTCGCCTCGACAGCCGCGAGCATCGGCGCATGGGTGTCGTCCACGGCCATGCAAGCTCTACAGATGGGTACGCAGTTCCTGCAGAACGTCGGCACGTTCCTCACCCAGCTGCCCGGCAATGTGGCTAGCTGGCTCGCGGGAGCCGTAGCCTCAGCCTCGGCGTGGGTTTCCAACATGGCGTCGCAGGCCATCCAGGCGGGCAGCCGGTTCCTCACGAGCGTGGGTACGTTCCTCTCCGAATTGCCGGGACGAATCGGCTCATGGCTGTCCGCGACTATTTCCAGCGTTGCCAGCTGGGCGTCCCAGATGGGGTCCAAGGCGTTGCAGGCCGGCAACCAGTTCGTGCAGAACATCGTCAGCACCCTGTCATCACTGCCGGGCCGCATGCTCAGCATCGGAGCGAATATCGTCAACGGCATCGTCAGCGGCATCCAGAGCAAGATCGGCAGCATCGCGTCGAGCCTGCTCTCCGGCGTCAACGATGCCATCTCCGCTGTCAAAAGCAAACTCGGCATCCACTCACCATCACGCCTCATGCGTGACGAGGTCGGCGTGATGATCGGCCGGGGCATGGCCCTGGGCATCGACGATTCGGCCGCCGTGGTCGACCGGTCCATGGACTCGCTCGTCTCCTCGATGAGCCTCGACGGCACGGACTGGTCGAAGACCGGACGATTGAACGTCACCACGGCCACGCCATCGGATTCCGACAGACTCTTGGAAACCGTCATCGGCAGGATGGACACGCTGATCGAAGCTGTCGAAACGGCGACGGCCGACGACCGGCCGTTCACCCAGCGTGACTTCGCAAGACTCGTAAGGAGCGTGGCATGAGAACCCTGAGCTACGTGAGCGGCGCGACAGGCGAGTCGATCGGTTTCGAAGGGCCGCTCTACGGCGGGACGCTCACTGGACTGCGCGCCCGCATCTGGGATTACAGCCTCGCCTCGCGCGGCATCACGGGCATCACACGCAAGACACGTGAGACGACCATCCCCGTGAAGATCCACGATTCTCCGGAGACGCTCGACCTATTGCGCCGCCTCGCGGACGCCGACATGGCCTCCGGAGAACCAGGCACGCTCATCGCCGACGGCGAGTGGGAAGCCAAAGCGTGGATCACGAAAAGCGAGCCGCAGTCCATCACGCCCACGATGGTCGAGACGCAGTTGACCATCGTGCTGGCCGATGGCGTGTGGCGTCGTTCGACCATGACGCATTTCACGCCGCGATACGATTCCGGAACCTCCGACCTGGACTATCCGCATGATTATCCGCATGATTTCGCCGGCATGGCATTGGGCGCGGAGATCGTCAACGACACATCCATCCCGCAGCCGGTCAAACTCACGATATTCGGACCGTGCACAAACCCGTACGTCATCATCGGAACCAACCGGTACGAGGTCGACGTGACCGTACCATCCGGCTCGCGTCTGGAAATCGACGGCACCGGCGATGTCAGGACCGTCACCATGGTCAGCGGCACAGGTCTCGCCACAAACTGCTTCGCGCAGGCCGTGCGAGGGTCGGGCAAGGATTCCGGCCGGTACGTGTTCCAACCGCTCGCGCCCGGAACACAGTCGGTCAGTTGGCCGGGAGGATTCCAATTCGACTTGACGGTCTGCGAGGAAAGGAGCGAACCGCCATGGACCTGATCGTCACCGACGCCACAGGCAAACCCGTGGCGAGCCACGCCTCATACACGCTCGACCTCGCGTTCGGTAGCGGGGAGAACGACTTCGACCTGCAGGTCGAAGACGCCGCGCTCAAGGCGGGGAGCCGCATCATGATCGACGGCACCGAGTACGGCGGCATCATCGACGACACGGATGTCGACGTGGACGGAGGCCTGTCCACCGTCACATGGCATGGCCGCGACTGGCATGGAGTGCTCGCTTCGAAGATCATCGAACCGGACAGGAACAACGATTACCTCACCCTGTCCGGCACGATTCCCGTCATCATGCGCACGCTCGTCAGCCGTGCGGGATTGCAAGGCCTGTTCACCGTCACCGACGAAAGCGCCGGCCACAAGACCACCTGCCAGTTCGACCGGTACGTGGACCTGTACAGCGGTCTGGTCAAGATGCTCAGGGCAAGCGGACTCAAACTCCGGTTGCGTAATGACGGCGACAAGGTGGCCATGAGCGCCATGCCCGTCCGCACGATCGGCGACAGCATCGACTCGGACCTCATCGACTTCACCGCCAAACAGGCGGCGCACCCGATCAACCATCTCATCTGCCTGGGCAAGGGCGAACTCAAGGACCGTACCGTCATCCACTGGTACGCCGACGCGAACGGCACGTTCAGCCACACGCAGACCCTCAAAGGCCTTGACGAACGCACCGCCACATACGAGTTGTCCAACGCCGAAGCCGACGAGCTCGAGGACAAGGGCAGGCAGAAATTCCAGGAACTTCGGAACACCAGCACCATCGACGTGGACATTCCCGACGGCATCGACGCGGACGTCGGCGACCTGGTCACGGGCCGTGACAACAACACGGGCCTCGTCGTCACTGCCGAGATCTCCAAGAAGATCGTCAAGGTTTCGGGAGGCGTGCTCACCGTCACCTACGAATCCGGAGGCGCCAGCGCCGGCGGCAACAGCGGAGAATCCTCCATCGGGGATGGTGGCCACGCCTACTACGCTGGAGCCGGCCTCAAACTCGACGCCTGGACGTTCAGCGCCGACGTGACCAGAAACGACATCGACTCGCTCAACAACGCATTGTCGGGTAAACAGCCGAAAGGCGACTACATCACCGGCCTGAAAATCGGTTCGGTGGACACGCTCGCCCCCGGCGCACAGGCAAGCGCGTCGCTCACGGGCGCCGGCAGCGACAAAACCTTGAATTTGGGGCTTCCGAAAGGCGACCAGGGTCCGCAAGGGGAGAAGGGCGACAAGGGCGACACAGGACCACAGGGGGCCACCGGAGCGACCGGACCCACCGGTCCTCGGGGAGAGAAAGGAGCGACCGGGGAGCGAGGGCCGCAAGGCGTCGCCGGTCCCGAAGGCCCGCAGGGACTGCAGGGGATACGCGGCGAGAAAGGCGATAAGGGTGATGCCGGCGCGATCGGCGCGGCGGGACCGCAAGGCCCGACGGGTTCCACAGGTCCGCAGGGTCCCACGGGTCCACAGGGAGCGACCGGCCCCCAGGGCAGACAAGGCATCCAAGGTTCCCAAGGCATCCAGGGCCCGCAAGGGGAGAAGGGTGACAAGGGCGACAGCGGCGTATCCGCCCCCTCGAACGGCTTCTTCACGCTCAGCATGGAAGGCGACGGCGACCTGTACGTGAACTATCCGGACAACACGAACCCACCCTCGTTCGTCTGGGACTCCGAGAGCGGGAACCTGTACGTGGACATCCCGGAAAGGTGACACATGGCGCGACTATTGATCGGCAACATCAAAGGCCCCAAAGGCGACAAGGGCGATACCGGGGCCACCGGCCCGCAAGGCAAGCAAGGAGCGCAGGGCGTTCAGGGAGCTAAAGGCGACGTCGGCCTTCCGGCGCTCGTGATGAAGAAATCCCTCGTCGGCGAATATCCGGTGGGATCCACTTTCACGGGGAACGTGAGCGAATGGTTGAACCGAACACCACTCGCCAACGAATATTCGACCGCATTGTCAGGTGGCGGAAAATACAGCATCGTCTGGCAGTGCGTTTCACAGTCCGGCAGCCTATTCACGGGAAAGACGATTTCCCGTCAATCCATCATCGGTGCGCAAGGCCCCAAAGGAGCCACTGGAGCCGCCGGGCCTACTGGTCCGCAAGGCCCTGAAGGTCTGAAGGGTGACAAGGGAGACAAAGGGGATATCGGGCCGGCCGGGCCAGCAGGTCCCACCGGGCCTACTGGTCCTACCGGTCCCATTGGCCCCACCGGTTCTACTGGAGCTACCGGGGCCACCGGCCCGCAAGGCAAGCAAGGAGCGCAGGGCGTTCAGGGACTGCAGGGTCCACAGGGGCCGTCCGGCCCGCAGGGCGCCAGCGGCGTGACGGCACCCGCATCAGGATTCTTCACGCTCCAGGTCGATCCGAACGGAGACCTGTACGCCGTATACGCGGACACGGCCACCGCGTCAGAAGCTCCCGTCTCCTACGATCCGACGACGGGCGACCTGTACTACACGATCAACGACGGAAAATAAGGAGCACGCATGACGAAGATTCTGCTCGGCAATGTCAAAGGCCCCAAGGGCGATACCGGACCGCAAGGTAAGCAGGGAGTGCAAGGACCGCAAGGCCCGACCGGGGCCACCGGAGCGACCGGCGCCACCGGGGCGAAGGGTCCAACGGGAGCCACTGGGCCACGAGGACTGAGCCTACGGAAATTCAATGGCGACATCAGCGGTTCGGGTGCGGGCGGAGCAGTGAGCAAAATTGCCCTATCTGGTATTCAGCCAAATGGAAACCTGCAGGTCGGAGACACCATTTTTGACCAATATCAACGCACAGATGGTCTTGAACTTGGGTTCTGGCAGGTCACCGCCATCAACGGTAGCGATGTGACTGTCAAAGGCGTCGGTAGCTACATCGTGTACAAAGGGCCGAAGGGTGACAAGGGAGACAACGGCATGAGCGTGAGCCAGGCATTCATCGCCGCCCACCCCGTGGGCTCCCTTTACTGGACCACTTCCGCGGCCAATCCGGGAACAACCTATGGAGGCACTTGGAAGGAATGCGGCACGACGCTTCCGGGACACATCTACCAGCGCACAGCCTGAAAGAGAAAGGAACATCAATGGCACGAACCACGAACATCACCAGATACACCTGCGACCGATGCCACGCCTCCGCATACCTCGCCGACGGTGACCCACGCACCTCCAGCGACTGGCACGACATCACCCACACCACCGTCGACGGAGTCGCACAGGGCGCGCTCGTCTGTACCGCATGCTGGCAGACGTTCAAAGCGCTGGCGGCCACGCAGGACGCCGCCTACGCCGCATACCTCAACAACACAACAGATAGGAAGGAATGACCATGACCATGAATCTCATCACCGGCAAGGCCGGCGCTCCGCACATCACATCCAGCGACCAAGGAGCCATGCAGGCCGGACTGGTCGGAAACGGCAACTACCTGCTGCAAGGCGGCGACGGCAAATTCCCCGCCGTGACCATGCAGTCAGCAAACAAGGCACTCGTCCCGGTCCTCAACCTTGTGATCGAAGGACGATACGCACGCGTCACCGCGGCGGAAACCGTCACCATCGAAAGCGGAGTCACAGGACGGAACCGCAACGACCTAATCTGCGTGAAATACACGCGAGACTCGAACAACATCGAAACGATCGCGCTCGCGGTGCTGAAGGGCACCGCCACCAGTGGCACGGCGGCTGACCCCACGGTACCGTCGGGTAGTATCCTGAACAATTCCGGCACCGTATGGATTCCGATCGCCCGTATCCCGATCAGTGGCATCACCGTTGGAACTCCTGTCATGCTTGTCAAGCAGTTGCCTCCGATGAGCCAACTGTGGGATTCCGTAACCCTCACCAGATCGAACCAGAATTGGAACGTGAATTACCGTACCGCGCTGGTAGGCAAGCTGTTGATCGTCGCATTCGCCGCAATCCGAGT